CACGTCATCTGCACCTCCCCTCTGCGCACCCGGTAGCGACGGCGACGAGCCGGCCGACTATCACTCCAGAGACAGCCGTGACGATGGCAACGATGGCCGCTCGCATGGCAGCGGTGCGTCGGTCGTATGGTGCCTGACTTCCGAAGTATCCGAACCCCTTTCTGTGAGATCCCATGAAAACCCCGTTGATTAGCAAGAACCGCCAGGCGAACGAGCTGCGCGAGCAGGCGCACAAGATCCGCCATGAGCTGATGGATGCGTCCGTTGCGCTGTCGGCCGAGCAGGTCGAGAAGATGACGAACGATATGCGTGCGCTGGATATGCGGGCGCAGACCGCCGCCGAGTTCACGCCCGAAGCCGAAATCGACCGCCAGGGCGGCGACGCTGGGCTCGTCCGCATGGACGTGGGCGGGCAGGCCGAGCGCACCGAGTTCCGTTCGATGAAGGACGCGCAGGGCGACGTGCGGTCGATGATCGCCAAGGCGTTCCCGTCGATGGGCAGCTATATCCGCGCCGCGACGCGTGGACCGAGCAACCCGCGTGAGGCCGACGCGCTCAAGGCCGTGGATACCTTCACGCGTACGATCACGGGCTCGACCAACGGCGGCGAGTTCCTGCTCCCGCTGACGCAGGTGCCCGACATCTTCTCGGTGTCGAATCAGCAGCCTGGTCTGTTCCAGCTGGCGCGCCGCTACTCGGTGCCCGGCCGTTCGCTCCGCATCCCGTACTTGGTGCAGGATGAAGGCACGACGACGCTCAACCGTCCGATGGCCGGTAAGATCGCCAACGTCACGATCGTCGGCGAAGGCAGCACGAAGCCGACCCGCGAGCCGACCTTCGGCCAGCGTTTGCTGACGATGTACAAGTACGCGGCCGTCACGCAGTTCGGCGACGAATTGCTCGGCGACGACTTCACGGGCGAGCTGCCGTCGGAAGTGACCGCCGCGGTCGGCGGCCAGATCATCAACAAGCTCAACGAAGATCTGACCATTGACGGCACGGGCTCGAGCGAGCCGCTGGGCGCGTTCAACACGAACAACACGGCGCTGATCAAGGTGACTCGTAACACGGCCGCCTCGTTCAAGGCCGTGGACGCGTTCAATATGTACCAGGCGCACACGCACGGACCGAACTCGGTCTGGATGGTGACGCGTAACGCGATGGCGACGCTGTTCGCCTTGCAGACGACGAACAACACGATGGTCACGTGGATCGCGAACCTGCGCGACAAGCCCCAGATGCTGCTGCTCGGACTGCCGGTCATCATCACCGACCTGCTCCCCGCGCTCGGCACCGAAGGCGACATCGCGCTCGTGAACCCGGACTTCTACGCGATGGGCCTCCGTCAGGCGCTGACCGTGGAAAGCTCGATCCACGTGGCGTTCATTCAGGACGTCACGACGTACCGCTTCGTGGCGCGTGGCGGCGGTATCCCGCTCCCGACGTCGACGTACGCCTACAAGGTGGACGGCGCCGGCGCGAAGGTGAACCCGCATTCGCCGTTCGTCGTGCTGGACGACGTGGTGACGGCCTAAGCTGCAACCGCTGGCCGGTGGGGGCTTCTCCCTGCCGGCCAGCCTTGCAGGACAATGCAGACTGAGGACGGGGCGTGGCACTGCCGACGGTAAGCGATCTCAAGTCATACCTGCGCATCGAGAGCGCGGCCGAGGATACCCTCCTCACCGCGCTCATGCTGCGCGCTAAGGCGATGCTGGAGCAATGGATCGACGTACCAATCACGGCTGAGGCGCAGACGTCGGTCGATCGGGCCGAGGCGCTGGCGATGCCGGTCACCTCGCTGGTGTTCCCGCGCCGGCCGTTTACGGTCACCTCAGTGGTCGACAGCGAGAGCGTGACGGTGCCCAATACGGACTATTACGTCGACGGCAAAAGCGGCATTATCTACGGCAAGACGGGCGTTACGTTCCCGTATGGGCCGTACACAATTACGGCAACGTGCGGGCTGACGTTGCGCTCCGACTACGCACGGCTTGAGCCGCTGCTGGCTGAGGTGATCATCGACCTCGCCGCCGACCTGTATCAGCGCCGCACGCCTGGCGCGAGCAGTGAAACGGCCGCCGGCACGACCGTGCAGTGGGATGCGTCGCGGGAAACCGTGGCGCGCATTATGAAAACGTTGCGGCTGCTCCGCCTCGGGGTGGCGCAGTGATTACGCCGGGGCTGCTCGATCGCCGGCTAACGTTCTACGAGCGCCAAGACGGCGGCGCCGATGGCTTCCAGCGTCCCGTCTACGTCAAAACGGGCGAATACTGGGGCCGCATCGACGACACGGCCGACCAGCAGACGATTCCGCTCGCGCCGCAAGCGCACGTTGAGAGCCGCACGGCGGCCGTGGCGACCGTGGCCGATTACGTGGCCGTGTCCAAGTTCGGCGTAGTCCGGATCGACGCGGGGCCGCTGTACTATGTGCGCGGCGTGTTCCTGCAACGGGCGCTGCGCTGTCAGCGCATCACGCTTGAGGCGATCGACCCGACGCAGGTGGCGACGTTCGCGCTGTACGAGGGGCTTGAGGTGCAGGACGGGACGCACCTCGTGACCAACGCGGCCTGATGACGACCGGCACTGATCCGCGGCGCTGGTCGTGGGGGCCGTCCGATCTGGCGCGGGCCGAGGCGCTGGTTGAGCAATACGAAGGCGCAGTGACGCAGTACGTCGGCTCGCACGGAGCCGGTTATACCGTGGAGTTCTTAGATCGGCGCGGCGCACATATTGTAGTACGGGGTCACGATATGACGTCCACGCTGATGCAGCTCTCCGCGACGCTCCGCGACCGTACCGATTCCGGTGCGGGTCCGGCTCATTCTTTACCGTCTGACTAGGGGTTTCTCATGGCCGCGTTTAACAAGTTCGACGCCTTTGTTGAGGCGGTGGCGGAAAAGGTGCATAACTTGGGCACCGATACGCTGAAAGTCTATCTGTCTAATGCCACGCCATCGTCGTCCGCGGACGCCGTGTTCGCTGATCTGGCCGACATCGCGCCAGGCAACGGCTACACGGCCGGCGGCAACGTCGCGACGCAGACCAGCTCGTCGCAGACCGCGGGTTTATACAAGCTAGTGCTTGCTGATCCGGCTGCGTTTACCGCGTCGGGCGGCTCCATCGGGCCGTTCCGCTACGCCGTGCTGTACAACTCAACGCCGGCGGCTGGTAACCTGATCGGCTGGTGGGATTACGGCAGCTCAATCACGCTTGCCTCGGGCGACACGTTCACGGTCGACTTCGATCCGACGACCGGCGTCCTCACGCTCCAGTAACCTACGCTCCCTTTGACGGAATAGACTGATGACCTTAGTAGCGGATCGCGTACAAGAAACCAGCACGACGACCGGCACCGGGACGCTTACGTTAGCTGGCGCGGCTACGGGCTTCCGTACGTTTACGGCCGCGTTCGGGAACGGGGTGTCAGTCTATTACGTCATTGCGGGCGGCAGCGAATACGAGATCGGCATCGGCACGACCGGTGCCGGTACGCTGTCCCGCGATACGGTGCTCCAAAGCAGCAACGCCGGCGCGCTAGTGCCGCTGTCGGCGGGGCTCAAAGACGTGTTCTGCGCGTACGTCGCGGAACGGGCGGTAACGACAAGCGATGCGTCGACGCTGACCAACAAGACGATCGACGACTACACGAACAATGTCGGCGCCAACAGCACGCATTTCCGCGTGAAAGCGTCCGGCTCTATTGCAAAAGGCTCGGTCGTCAAGGCGATCGGGTTTACGCCTGGTGAGCAGGCGATCGAGGTGGCGTTAGTCGCCTCGGCGTCTGATGTCGCAATCGGCATCACGGAGCAGGTGCTGACCTCGGGGCAGTTTGGCACGGCGGTGGTGATTGGCGAACTGTTTAACGTCAATACGGCCGGCTATACAATTAACGATACCATCTACAATAACGGCGCCGGCGGGTTTACGGCGACGAAGCCAAGCAGCGGCACCTATCAGACGCTTGGGACGATTGTGCGGGCCAACACCAACAACGGCGTGATTGCGGTCAACGTGGTGTCGCCGCTGTACGT